GGTACATTTTGTGTTTATTCTTTATAATATGACCGTTCTATTCCCGCACTGGCCATGTTCCACCAATGTTCTGGAATTGGAATATTAAGCCTAGAACAACTCATTAAATAGTCGAAAAATTGGTCTGTATTGTGGTTTGGCATCTGGCCAGAAACTAACAAACTCCAGTTGTGCGACAAACCATTCATGTGTGTATATAGTTTTGGAGAAATAACACCAATAATAGAATCATCAATTGATTCAAGGTCTTTTTGAATTAAAGAAAAATGATCCGCAATATCAGGGATAATTCCAAAGTTTTTATGCGTCTTGTTTAATATTTCTCGTTTCATAAATATGCAACATGGGTGCATTCTGTCCCCTTGATAAACTGCAATGACATTGCACCCCTCATCTTGCATTCTTTGGACTTCTTCCCAGAAACCATCCTTGGGGAAAAAATCTTGTTCTGTAAACCAAACCCACGGCGCATTATACGAATGAAGCAACGCCGAATTTATTGAAGCATTACGCCAATCTTCGCCAGCGATAATTAATGGCGGCTGGATTGTCAGTACATAATCATTACGCATCATTTCTGTCAATTCCAAACGGTAGTCCTCGCCTTGGTTTGTTTCCATAAACGAAATTATCACCTCGTTAAATCGAGTCCTATTGTCCCTTATGAATTGCCGCCACAAGGGATAATCGCAATTTCTTGGCCAGGTGACAATCAAATCAGTGATCATAAACCCAGTGTCCTATATATTCTCTGTCCCTGTCTTATTAAATTAATGTCCAGGTCGTATTGGGTAATCACCCTGTCTATCGCTATTCTGTACAACTGCGCAAACTCTTTTAGTTCGCCTGGTACTCTTTTTTCCCAGAATGTAAGCCACCAATGCACCCTGCGCTCAAACTCGTGGTGTTCTTGTGTTGTCTGACACCACTGCTTGTTTAATACAGTTTCTGCCCCCTCAGGATCCTTTTTACGTCTAGCTAGTGACCGATTGTTGCCATCCATAAGTATCCCACCCACACCACTACTCAAACTGCCTATATGCGTCCACCATGCCGTACCATCAAATAGGTCACTACGTCGCTCGTAATGCTGCAAATCTTCTGGACTGCCGTGGTTTTGGGGCAAATACTTAATTCTTGTCTGCGGAACAATGTTTTGTAGCTGTAAACTTGTATTTACAAAAGTATCGCCAGCAATTACCGGCACCTCGACGACGTAGCCAAGGGATGAAACCGTTTCCCCTATAGTCCAAGCTCGTGCGCTAAAGTGCCGGTCAGTGTTTAGTAATAATTGTCGTTCTGAGAAGAAATAGCATGGCCAGAAATTGCACCCTTGATCGCCATGGCCACTATAATTTAACCCCCAGCGGTTTTTTGCCGCTTCCAATATCTCAGCACTACAACTTCCACGCTTGCTTCCAACTATGTCATATTGGCCACTTTCGAGCAGTTCAAAACAATAATTTACAACACCTGATTTGAATATGAAAGCGTCGTCCTCTATTAACATGACGTATTTTTCGGTGGCTGCCTCCAATGCAATTTTCAAGACGTCGCCATGCTCCATTTGTCTAGGAATATAGGTAAAATTAATCTTTTTACCCTCGTCGTTGCATAAGTATTTGATATGCTCGACGACACTGTCTTCTATTGGAGAATTAAGAACTATATACAGCTTGTCGACTTCTGGTTCCCAAAACTTATAAAAGATTTCTAGCCAATAGTTAAGAAGAAATGGATCCCCTGGATACGGAAGGATGGCAGCACGGGAGCGTTTCATTTTTTTTAAGTTCTCAGTATTTGATTTCTCTTCTGTTCACTTGAAGGTGAACCAAGTTTAAATGGACTGATACTTGTAAATACTTTGCCACAATTACTACAAGACCTGCTTGTTATTACCAACAATTCCGATGGATTGGCTAAAACGTCTTGGGCAACCGCGGTATAGTTTCCAGTATGTTTACATTCATTGACTATCTTTACTTGATCATCGTTCATGGTGACTATATGTCTATAGTACCACTTAGAGCGTGGGTTGGAAATAGTCATTCCTTGACTTTTTATAGAAACCTGTGAGTCCGCGTGGGGTCGAGAAGTGGAAGGGGACAAGCTCGCCTGTCTTTACCCACGACTTTATTTCTTGTGGCATTTCCCCATAAGGCCAATATGGAGCATTGGGATGATCTGAATTAAATCTTGTTGCATTTATCTGGTGACAATGTCTGTGTAAATCGTGAATAAACACAAATCCGCCTTCTTCTAAATATGGGTAAAATCTAATCAGCTCAGCAAAGCGTGTTTGTGGTTCCGTGTCTAATAAAATCAGTCCATAACTTTCAGATGGCACAAATTTCATTACATCCATTAGGTGTGGTGTAACATATTCGAGTAAATTTAATGTACGCAACCTCTCAACTGCTCTTTTGTTTATCTCTGGTAAAAACTCTATGGTGTCCAGCTTTGCCCGTAAACCATCAGGAGTGTTGTTATCTTTTAGTGCCATGCCTATATAAGATGCTCCTACTCCGACATGTGTCCCAGTCTCAAGTACTCGGTGTGGTTTAAGTATGCGTGTCATTGAATAGAGAAATTCGCCAGTCTCACATTCCACACCAGCATCATTAAATGAACTAAACCCAGGCAATGTGGCATGAAATGGAGTGTCCCAGTGTCCTTCGTTGTGGCGAACCAAGGTTGGGTCAAGTTCAATTAGTTTATTAGTTATGCTCATATATTTAAAAACTTTTTCCACTCTAACTTTACCACTTCCTTACCGAACAATTTAATGGCTGCCTGCCTTCCTGTCTCACCAATTCTCTTGGCTGCCTGTTTATTATCAAGTAAGAATTTAACCCATTCGCGGATTTCATCAATATTGTCTGAAATAAACCCATTTGTTGCATTAATTATAAAATCTTGCACCTCGTAAATATCGGCATTGATACCTAATGTGGAACTTAACGACCCTGCGTGGGTCTTACCAAGCGCAATAACAGGTACACCAGTCATCCATGATTCAATAAAGTTTAATACATAGCTAGCCGGTTGAGTGCCGGTATAAATATATACTCTGGCGTCTCTCATCTTCTGTTGCATCTGATCGTAGGTCATAAAACCGCCATTCAGATCTCCCGACGCCTCATTTTTCGGACCATATACGTGGGCATTGAACCCTTGGACAATTTGGGTAAAAGCATTGTAATTGCAAAACTCTCCACGGTGCATCATGTCTTGCGCAAACGTTATAACCTCATCTGTCGAACCACTCCAAGCCTTGAACTCATTTTCATCCTTATAAAAACGAATTAATTTGTCACATCCGATATTTTGAGGAATATTTGCTTCTCTCAATGAATATCGTGCCACTTCCAATCCCGCTAGCCGATACTTCCACAAACGTTGCTCTATGGATGGGGTAGATTGTCCGATAGTGCGCCAAATAACACGCTTGTGTTTCATATTTTCCCAGTTATTTTCGATCCATTCCGGCTTGTGCATGATAACAATGACGTCGAACTTATCGAAAAACTCTTTTGGTATTGAGTCTCTATCTGGCGTGTTGTGGTATGCCCAATCATCGGGGACATGTTTTAAAGCGGGGCGAATAGGATCAACCGGACTCCTTGGATCGACATAACTACCAAGGGAAAAATAATCAATCCCCAATTCCTCAAATATACGCAATTCGTCGTATTCCAATATAGAGTGGCAGGATAAATATAAAAGTTTCATACTATTCATTTATAAATTCTTTAGCTATACAGTGCATGCGAATGGCCATTATTTGATTTACACCGGTTTGTGTTCTGCTTTTAGCAAACATTACCTCAGAATCACAACGTTCGCACTTCCATATATTGAAACCCTTCTTGTCCCTGTCGTGTTTTACTACTAATTTAAAATAATGCTCACGTGTACTCATAGTTTTGGTTCTAGTCCTGTTTGTATTTGCCTTAAACGTTCATTCATACGCCTACCAACCGATTTAAGCGAGAATTCACGTTCCACTAATACTTTGCCCTCATTGCCCATAGTTTCTGCCTCCAGTCGGTTCTCATAAGCCCACCGCATACCTCGGCGGAAGTCTTCCGTGTCCACTTCTGCCCACTTCTGGTCGGGTGTGTACCATTGGGAATTGTAAGCCATATTAGTCAAGGGGACAAGTTTATTTTTAACTAAATACGAGTCCTTGCCATGTGTTAGATATTCATGGATACCACCACGATTAGTGGAAATGATTGGTTTCCCCAACAATAAAGCTTCCATTTGTGGAAGTCCCCAGCCTTCGCCACGGTGCGCGCTTATGAAGCAATCAAACGTCTTGTGGAACCTGTAAATCTGGAATCTGTCCATGAGCTGTGTATATAAATAAACGGGGGCATAGCTATTTAGATTCAGTCTTTGTTTTAGTTTTTTAATTTGCTGTTTAATAGCATCCCGTTTTTCATTAGTAAAACCGACAAGATAAGTCTTAATTGTGAGACTTACACCCTCGACTCCCTCAAATTCTCTCCAGTAGGACTCAAGTAGTGCCATTGGATTCTTTCGTTCTGTCCACTCAAATATCGAGTAAAAGTTATACGAACCGCGATTAGGTGAAATATATGGATGGATGGATTCTTGATCAATACTTGTATCAATAGCTTGAGGTATTACATATATAGGTATTGTCACGCCAGCGTTTTTGATAGCTTGCACGTTAAACTGTGAGCTAGTCCAGATTTCGTCTACAATCTGTAGATTGATTGCAAAATCAAGCGGTATTTTATCTGTCTCCCAAAAAGCTCTACCAATGTGGTATTTTCCATGTTCAAAGTATTGCTTGTATACGTTTGGTGTGGTGTGTATTATTTTGATCGAGTATCCAATGTCCCTACCTTCCAGACTTGCCGCCAGTTCACCCAGTCGACCATACCCCGCTTGTTCGGGGGTGTATATAGGTATTTGGGTGGTCAACTCGACACCAGCTTCAAACAATGCGCCAATATCGTGGCGGTTTGCCTCTCCATAGCCACTATAATCTTTGGCTGGTCCCGTGTATTTTATTTTCACACTGAAATATAGTTGGATGCTAATGTGACTTGGCGTTTGTGACAATTTGTACAATCTATCTCGACCCCGACCATTTTATTAGTTGTATATATTGCAACGTTGGTACAGCCTTCGCACATATAACGAAAAATCAGTTTTTCCGTTTTTTCTATTGCTTGTACATTGTTTTTATCTTTCATATTGATCACCTCACCAATTCCAGATTTAAGATGTTGGTGTGCTTTTTAGATTCAATTGGCATCATCATCACCTTGTCGATTCTGTCTTTAATTATTCTAGCAGTTTTTTGATACGTCCACTGTTTTACATACTCAGACGCAAGTTTTCCCATCTTTACGCCTTCCTTATAGTGGTGGTACATCCAGCGCATTTGATTTGCTAGTTGATCCACATCACACACAACCATTTTACCGACATCGATACCTTTGTATCTGGAATATGTAGCGGGTGTCATTTCGGCCACTTTCGCTTCATACATATATTTACTATCGAAATATTCACTAATACCATGAGCATTGGGGACGATTGTGGGTAAACCTGTTGCCATAGCCTCCAATGGGGTTAATCCGAAACCCTCCCCACGACTTGGAAACACAAACGCATCGGATCTGCCGCACAATGTCGCTAGTTCTTCTTCTGTACTTTTTCCCAATATGACTTCTATATTTGGATACTCAGATGGAATAATGGGGATCGGCGCATGGGGAAGAACTGATTTGAAAATCATCTTTACGTTGTCGGTTTTCTCAAACGCTTTATTGAAGGCTTTGAATACCTCGGTGAATCCCTTGCGCAAGTTAAAAGCGTTATAGTGCAAAAACGTAAATGGTCGTTTTTCTTCTTCTGGTGATTTGCGTTCTATATATTGAAACACTCGGTCGTTGTATCCAAGTGGTACAACTTCTGATTTTATACCAGACTTCAAAAATACACCTTGGCACCATTTTGTTGGCACCCACACCTCATCAGCGGCCTCTAGGTATTCAATCCAATCATCGGGTATTTTGTCCGATTCAAACATTGTATATATAATTCTATACGGGCTTTCAAGACGGGGCAGTCCATACGGATTATGGTACAAAATAGCGATCTTTTCGCCGTTATATTGGCTTTTTATATTGACGCCCAATATCTCTAATTCTTTGATCATGTGACCGCTTGAGCTACCATAACCATCCTTACTTCCACCGCTTACACTTGTAAAATACACGCCGTTTAAACCTTGATCGTCGGAATGGTTCATTTTCGTCGCAAGGATTATCCGTTCCTGTCTATATTCCAACTCCCGTTTAGTATCGACAATAGTGAATCCTTCGTTTAACAGTTCTTGTTCTCTACTGTCACTGCTAACTTCGACATATTTTCCAATAGGGGACATCAGGAGTGCCATACCCCTATTGTACCCACAAAAAAACCCACCCACAAGTATAAGTTGCAGATGGGAGTTTTCTTGTTTGAAATTAGAAACTCTCGATTTCAACAACTCTGCGTGTATCCAAAACGGCTACGCCATAGAGAATTTGAAGGGTCAATTGGTGAGCGCCGAGGTCGGCGTTATACCAAAATAGAGTTCGCATACTCAAACCAACACTTTCATCATTCATGATTGTTGAAACACCACCAAACCCTTTTGGACTTGGTAATGGTCGTGAAGCAAGAACGAATGCGTTTTTGGTGTAAGCCAAATTGTGATAAGCACCAGGTGACCCGGTGTAGTCAATCATTTGGGATTCCCAAATTTCAAAACCGTAGGTTCTGATCATTTGACCATCTGCTACTGTGTTTTGACTACCGCGCCATGATTGATCGGTGTATTTTTGCACACCCAAAAGATCATTAAAGACGGTTGAGTCAACGTACATATAACGTTGTTCGGTCTTTGGTACTTTTTGGTCTGTGAAAAATTTGCGAATGGCCAGCATTGAGGTGTCAATAGTGGCTGCACTCGTACGATTCCATGTAACGGTACTTGAAAGTGAAGTGTGCAATTGAGCCACGGATGTTTCCACCGCTTCTGCAAGTGCAATAGCTCCATCTTCTGCATAACGCATTTGAGTGTCCTGGTTTGTAACCACTTTATCGACATCATCGATAGTTAGTGTTACTTCTTTATTTTTGTTAAGAGTAACGCTCACATCGGTGGCTGTTGGGTTTTGCTTTGTGAAGTTATTACCAACAACTTTATCGTTAGCGGAAACTGTACCAGTTTTTGGAACTTTAAGAACTGTACCTTCGGTCGCTGTCGTCCAATCGGTATTTCTACTAATAGTCCTAGCCAGATTCAGGTATGAGCCGAAACGTTGTAGAGCCTTATTAGAAATGATCGTTGGAATAAACGACGCGTCGGTCGTTGTGTTCATTACATTTTCTATCATATATTTTTAATATTTCACCCCCTTTTTTTTGAATTCCTATAATAAATAAAATAGGTCTAATTTGAAGCCTAAAAGGGGATTTGAAGAAGTTTATTTAACCATGTCGTTTTCGACTTGGTTATTTGCTAATGCGACCTGGATTTCTTTCTCGTTTTCTCTCCAAAATGAAGGAATTTGTAATTGAGAAAGTTTAAATTTCTTAGTACCAGCAGTTGACTCTTCGCCGGGTCCTGTTGCGGATCCAACGGTTACGTTTGCTGCTTTACCCTTAAGATATGGTGATTTGTCCAACAATGTCGTTAATGCCTCATCAGCACCTAAAACAGTATTGTCGCTGTCACTTACTGAAATTTTAGATCGATCGATTAGTTTTAAAACTGCATCCAAATCAATCACGCCTACTTTTGCCGCTGCATTCATTATCTGCATGTCCTGAAGGGTTTGTGTGTATTTTGTTTTCACACCCGACAATTCTTCAGCACGTTTTGCGGCCAGTTCCTCGAATTTTTTGTTCTCAGATAGCTTCGTTTCCTCTGCCTCGTTTAACTTGGCTTCGTACTCAGACGCTTTTTTGGCGCGTTCGTTTAGGCTTTTGAATCGTGGATGCAAAAAAACTCTCGGGTCATCGAAAACTTTTGAAAAGTCATCATCACCGATGTTTTTAGTATCGAACACGTTTTGGTTTTGTGTATCTCTCGTTTTTGTCGTGTCGGTCACGGCTACACTACCAGTAGTTTGTGTACCACTTGTGGTGGCATCACTATTTGTATTTTCTGCCATGTGTTTTTGTTTCGTTTTTTAACGTGGTAAGTCCACGGTAAAACACTCTATGGTTAATATACACAATCGATCAATAAAATGTCAACTCTTGGCGTTCTTCTCAAGATCCAACTTACTGGCTTTGGCGATTTCAGATTCAGAAATAAATTTTGTTCTTTCATCTGGATAGTATGCCCTGGTCATCTTAGCGAGCGATGGAATTAATACATTTATACTATGTCTACAACTTGGGTGGAACAAACCCCCAGATTCCGCGTCAGACAATGTCGGATACCCCTTGGACACACCAGTTAACGACAAGATCTTGCCCTCCCACGGCGCACATAGGGGACATGCTCCGAAATGGTTTGAAACCTGTACCAAGTCGTATTCGTTTTCTACCATTCGATTTACTAGGCCTCTATTTCGTGATTCCACTGCTTTGGTACGAAATAGCATTTCAGCATACCTATCAAGAGTCCAACCATGTCCGCCCTTATCTTTTAGCGCGTCCAACCCCTGTTCTTGCAAAATACCCTTGATTGTACGTTTCACCGCTTTTAAATTGTTACCGCCGATCAACCCTTCTGCCAACTTTTGGGTTATAGTCTCACGCGTTGTCTTTCCCAACAACAAGTCTGCACTTCTTCCGACTCCTGTCAGACTTTCTCCGAACGCTTTGGCGGTGTCATCAACCAATGCAACAATAGCTTGTTCATGCAGACGATTAAATCCCTCTGATACGCCCACATCTGCCCCAACGTTTGATAGTTGCTTTACTGCATCATCAGCACCTGATTTATAATATTCGGGCAATTCTTTAGCCAAAAATTCCTGCGTATTAGTTCCCAAAGTAGTAAGTATTACATCAATTTGTGCAAGAATTGCGCGACGATTTTTGACCCCAAAATCAGTTGCCGTGCTAATCTCCGAAACAATCTGTTTATAGGCACTCTTAAACGTGTTTGTTATTTTGAGAATATTTTCTTCGTTGATTTCGACGTGTGTGGGATACAAAGACATAATATATAGAGCATAGACTATTTAGTTGTCGGTTGTGTTTTATCGTCTTTCTTTTGCATAAACGGATTTGACTTTGAGGCATCCATGGATGGAACTGTTATTGCCGGCCGCTCTTTCTCAATGACTTTTAGTTGTTCCTCGGCCGATTTTTCATCTACATCATAGAGTCGCATGATAGCCTCAGTCTTTGGAGTAAGTCCAGCATCAACCGCCTGTATCTCATCCAAGAGTTGTTCATGATTATCAATAGGCAATCCATCCTTCCAGTCAATTTCAGGCATTACAGGCTCACCAGACAGTTGTTTTCCATTGATAGCTATATTGTTGGCTTTAGCAAACTTTTGTGCTGTGTACACTAGCTGTTTTATTGCATGATCATAGTACAAACGCTTTCTTGAAACCTTTGCAAGTGTTCTCATTAACTTAAACTTTAAAGCTCTACCGCTATCACTAGTTCCCGTACCCATACCAAGGACATCGGGGCTTATCTCAGCCGTCAAATATAACATTTCCACTAGTTTTTCAACCTCTTTAAATGCCGAATCAAGTGAAGCGTCCCAGACAATATATTCTGGTTTGTTGTTTTCCCCCTCTTTTACCTCAACAACGCCAAGTGCTTTTTTATTTACGTTTCCATGCTCATCAATTATTCCAGGTGGAACCATAAGTATAGGATCACCATGTGTATCCAAAATATTGTCTATTTTTGAAAGTCTATTGCACAAGGCATAAAACAACGTATCCAAATCTAAATAATCAGACAATCCAAAATGTCTATCGCCGGTTTTCCAGTTGGGGATATGAACAATCAAAGATTCGTTGATTCCTGTGTCTTCTTCTTCTTTTATCGACCCATCACCTAATGTGCTTACTGACACTGGAGCCACAATATCTTCGCCCTTCATTTTAAATACCTTATTTTGTATTTTCCCTGGTGTGTGTATTTCCTGTCTCAAATAAGTTTCCCCATCTAAAACAAACGTCCAAGCCAATACCTGTTCTTTTGACGTTGCTCGTACATTAAACCCGTCTATCTTAGGAAAATAAATCTTTGGCACAATATCTTCGACTATTACTGTGCTTTCTGATTTTTCGTTTCTAGGTCCAATGCGCAATTTAAAGATAGCGTCGCCGTTGTAACTATTCCCCAATGCACTTTCGTAACACTGCACATCCATGTTGTTTTCCCTCCAGAAAGCGTCGAGCCACTCTTGATCACCGTTTGGCAATTTGACTGATACGGGTTCACCAAATAACATATCTGCCATTATTTTTGACAAAAGACCTGCAAAATTTACTACAAGAAAACGCAACTTTGCGTGCGCACGGTTGTAGTCTTTGTCCCCAATGCGAACATTGAACGCCTCAAAATGTTTACCCATGAATAGCTTCTTGTAATACTCATAATCGTTTAAACGATTTAAATCACTTGCCAGGGGAAACTTACCAATTTTTGCTATAGGTTCTATATTTGGTGTTTTCTCCAGTGTTCCAGTATTTGCGATAGTTGCCGCCATTGAAACATCGGGGGATTGTGGGTAATTGTCAGCCATAAAATTAGTATAGCACCGTACCTATTACAACAATCAAGCCTAAAACGGGTTTTTGGCAAAGACTCTAGCTATTGGCCCGTTATATTTGCGCATCTGGAGCGCAACGAAGTCTGCAAATAACATGTCGTCATGTTTACCTTTTGCATGTTCACGCTTTGCTACATCGTTACGAATAAACGTTTGCATCTCTGATTTTGTGACCGTTGATCGTATTTCCAAACTTCCTTCTTCAAACTGTTTTATAAACTCATCTATCATCACATCGCGTGTCTTGGTGTTTGTATTCCAGCCAATTTTGCGCGTTGTTTTTTCTGTACGCTTATCAATTTCAACATAGGAATAATAGTGGTCATAGCCAGAATTGACCACCGTAATGATGGTTGTCAGCATGTTATTTTCTATACCTATAAAAGCTTTGTTGTATACCTTGGCGATGGCCACGCACAATTCCCCCAACAAATCGGGTCGTATCTTTTGCCAGAATTCCCCAATTTTCTCGATCTTTCCTTCAATTGCAACAGTACTACCATCCCATAAGGCAATGGCCGCGTTATCTTGACCCTCATCACCAGCTGGATCACACCCCAGCACATATTTTTTACCATAGCGCGGAATATCCCAACACCTAAAACCCTGATCATATAGATATTTCATACCATCCTTGACGGTCTGATTCTGATTTGTGTCGGAATCAATGAGCGCATAAACTTGATCTATCGTTAGTGGGACAGGTGCGCTAATGTCTGTTACCGCCTCCAAGTTGAATACATTGCCTGCGCCAGACTGGAAAGCTTCCAATATAGTGGCCGGGTATTCCTGCTTAAATCTCTGAAATACGTTTAATGTGACACCATCAGTGCGGTTTGTTCTAAACTCATCTAATTTCCATCTGCGCCATAGCAATTGGCCGTCTGTTAACCCGTATTGACTGCGCAATTTATTTTCATCTTCATATTTTGCCGCGTCTATTGAACCTAACGTGCCATATAGCGTATATTCTGGATTGCTAAACCACGGATAGAAAAAAACCCGATAATCCATCTCTCCAGATAGTCCCTTTTGTTGCCTGTCTAGGGCGTACATGACGTCATCGTAGAATTCATTCATTCCGTTTCCCGTCGTCTCTTCTGTAATTCTTCCCGTCTTTGGCACGGCTTGTTTAGCTCCCATCTTTAACTCATCCCGATCCTCGACGTGTGCTGCTTCCGATACATGTAGTCTTTGTATCGTAGTGCCGCGTATTTTTAATGCCACATAAAATTCATTGTCTAGGGGGATTCCATCAAATCGAGTTAAAAATTTGTATTCGTTTCGCGTGTCGTACTGTGTAACGGGGCGCAATTCAGGTGGCATGTTCTCATAGGCTCGTTTTGCTATTTGGAATATCTTGCTTACAGACTCTCTATCGTGTGCAGTTATGGCCGCCGATGATCCAGGTACAAAACAAGCATCGTCAAACATGTCGATGACGGCATCCGTTGTAAATCCAAATTGTCGAGGCTTAACAATATAACAATAGCGACACCCCTTCGAGTCGACGCGGTATCTCAATTGCATGGGGTTGGGCTTGAATACGACAATCGTCCCGCTCTTATTCTTGACTTTGTATAGGTGGTTGAGCCTCCACCATTTGCTTCTCAGCTTCAAATGCAACATCGTCTATATTATCAGCCCTTTCTAAATCAGAAATAATATCTTCTATGGGTCTTGCTACTGATGTCTCGGTTCTGTTCACAAAAAAGTGTTGTGCGCTTCGGTGTTTTTCACTAAAGAACGTCAGGATCTTAATTTCTTCTGACGTTAGTGTCTTCTCTTGTAACGTCTTTAAGTGTATAGCGTCTATTAATCGCGTCATTGCCTCGTTTGCTTTCTCTCCTGGAATTAAGCGCAATCTATCTACGCCTACAGAAAACCAATCTTTTAGCTTGTATTTTTCGTATATAGAAGTTGAGTGTCCATCTAGTCCTGATTTATGTATTGCACGGTATAAACTCACACCTAAAACGAGGTGTGGGCGTAATTCACTTAGCCATGTATTAAACGTGTCCTCTGATATTAGTGGTCGTCCCCAGTCTAGTTTTGCCATATTTATTTATTTAATATTTTAAATTTCCAATATTCCTTGCCATCTTGTCTGCCTGATTCTAACAGTTCATAGTTATTACCTCGTAAAGTGATACTCATCATTCCCTTGACTGTCTTCTCAATCTCTATTATTTCACCGACCATTCGCAGTTCTTCGTCAATATTGTTTGTTTGTGAAAGACTGTCTATGGGCATGGTGTAAGTATAGCAAATAAAGATGGTTAATTGTTCAACCAAGCCAATAGCAATCCACATAACAATAGGATCACGAGGGCTATGACTTCAATAGGGGACACTGTGTGTGGAATTGTTTCCCGCATTATATATGCAACTACACCTGTCCATAAAAGTTTTTGTCCGATACTCATAAAAAATCACCTACTTTCTAAAATGGAATTTCATTTGTCGCAACATTTGAAACTTCTTCTGTCGGTAACACGTCATCAATCTGGACTTCCTCTGGCTTTTTTGCTGCTGCTTCGTGATTTGATCGAGACGCAAACGGTATTACATCATCCGCTACTACTTCACTTATGTACTTTTTGGCACCACTACTGTCTTGATACGACCTATTGTCCACTCTGCCGCGAACCGTCACTGGTTGTCCCGTAGCAATATTTTTAGATAGCCACTCTGCAAAGTTACCCCAAACTACGATTTTATGAAACGTGGGTACATCCTTCCATTCCTCCCCGTTTTTTACCCTTCTATTAGTGGCCATACTAAACGTCAATACAGGTTTGCCCGCTGGTGTGTATTTTAGTTCTGGCTCTTTTGTAACATTGCCGACTAATATAATTTGATTTATTGAAAAGGACATATATTTAAACCTTGGAAACGTCGTCTTTTTTAATATGAAAATCGATTATTACCTGTAACTGTTCCAACCGTGTACCGTTGTCCATAATTAAATTTCTTCGTTCGTTGTGAATAGCCTTGAGTTGGTCTAGTTCCATTGCTTCCGTTGCCACTAGTCTTTCATAGCTTGAGGCTTCAGGACTTTCGATAACAGCTTTGGCATCACAGATACGCCTTGCGTAGAATTCAACCCACGGTTGTTTTTGCATTTCTTTGTTCATTATCGATCTTCCCAACTAAAACCGCAACTACGGCAAACATTAGTTGATTTGGGTCTTCTGGATACACTCATTAAAATCCGAATTGGAAACATAATATTTTTAGTGATTCGCCATAGGCGAGCGCCAAACGACTCAGATATTATATTTATAGTTTTTAAACCACATTTAGCACATTTTCTTTTAAACATGTTTTTTCACCACCTTTTTTGGCAGGACTTTTTTTTCTCGTCTTTTTGACCAGGTTAGGCGTGTTTTTATCTGTTGTAAGTCGTGCAAGATGGTATTAAAAACAGTTGCCCCGTCTTTCTCTACTAGCATCTGAAGCAATTTTATAAACATTCGGGAAATAACCATCATCCAAACACCTATCAATGTTGATATTGCAAAAATCAGTAATAAGACAATGTTTGTGATATTCATGTTAGTTTCTGTCAAAGTGGGTTGTTAATATTTTACACCCAGTGGCCGTTATCTCCACCATGTGTTCAAAAAATGCACTTGGTTGGCCATCTACTGTGACGAATGTCCACCCGTCCGGATCCACACATATACCCAGATTATCCTTACCTGGTGTCAACATAGGTTCAACACAAAACACATCTCCAACTTTTAATTCACCCCACACACAATGGTCAGCGGTACCGCTATAAATATTTGGTTTCATGTGCATTTCTGTCCCTATGGCATGTCCGGCCATCCGTAAATTTACACGGTAGCCCATATTTGCGGTGTAATATTCGCAAATTCTCGCCAAATCTTCAGTGCTTCTACCCGGTTTCATGTGATCAATGACCTCATAGAGTGTCTTTTTTGCATATTTAAGCAGTCTTTCCTTACGGTTTGATATTTCGCCACATCCAAGAGATAACGCTGCGTCACCACACAAGCCATCTGGAGTAATTAGGGCGACGTCCAAAGAAACCAGGTCGCCGTTTTGTAGTTTGTACTCACTTGGTTTGCCGTGTGCAATGACATTGTCAATATTTATACAAGTTGTGAACGGATAGGCTTGTTTTGCCGACTGATGCTTGTACCCCTTATTAAAAGGCTTACACCCCATATCCAATATCATTTTTTCAGCCATAGAATCAATATCAATAGTCCTCACACCAATTTTAGCCATTTCAGCCATCTTTATTAAAACCTGACTTACTGCTTCGTGGGGTTTCATACAAAAGATAATTGCTCCGGCTCTTTTAGCGTAATGCGCCAGAAAATAACTTTGCGGCCAGTCTTTACACAAATATCCCGTCTGTCTTCTTGTAAGAATCCATTTTTGACCAACTCGTTTACCCTTGGAGTGATGTGGTTTATTGGCCAATCGAGAAAATCTGCCAAATCTAGGTTACAGGCCGTTTTCAACTCATACTTCAAGGCGTTTAAAACGTTCATTTGTTTTTTTCCTACATTATCTAGGTCATGGAATGATTCGACCGATGTGTTGCGAACTTTATTTTTCATAAAAGTATTTGTTCTGGTATCGTCGCTTCTGATTGTTGAGCGCCGAACTTATCAAATAAGTTGTTAGATAAAAAATATTGGTACATTTCAGATGACACTGTGACAATATAATTGTGGGCATCTTCCAATAGCTTTGGTGTGATCCAAACAATAGACATGTCGGCAGTCTTCATGTACTGGTCATAGTGGTGTATTTCTATTTTTTCGACGTAATATCCAAGAAGTGTAGCTAGTACACCATAGATCGCCCCTTGCTTCCCTCCTGCATATACTTCGCTGGAAGTCTTACCTGTTTTCCAATCATAGACGGTGGGGCTGTCGTAACAATCGATTATCCCAACTAAATCCAACCAACTATCAAGTTCTACAACTTTTTTTCTTTCAGTTACGGGCGCTATAAGTGGACGACCACCAAACTCAACGGGCATAGTTTTTGTGTCTTCGATGTGTTTTCTCCATTTCTCATGCCACCGCAAACCGTCTTCCGTTTCGGGGCTTGAGTACTTATCTAACTTAAAATACTGTTTGATTGCCATCTCCCAGTTTCCAGATGACCACATGTCCAAAATTGTATAGCTGGCTCGAAATTTATTTTTCATAGTTTAATAAGACAAAAACTTTTTAATAGCAATTTTAATAAGGTTTAAAATCATACTTACGGCGTTTTTAAAATGGTTTTTATTTTTCATTGTCTTACTCCGCAACCTTATCTATCGTTAAAGTGAAAGAATCTCTCATGTCCAGGCCAGTGACCACTATTTGATTTTCGGCTAACATGGTTGTGTCAACCACAAATTCACTATCGCCAGCCTCAATAAGTCTTTCTAGTAAGAATATAAATTTACTGATCGTCATTTGTTGCCTCCGATTTTAACGATATGGTTAACTTCTTTTGACGTTCAACTTCTGAAATACCGGCTGGCATGCCATTATTTTCTTTTATCCATTTTTCCACCGCTTTAGCATCTACTTTATAGACCACTTTTGTTTCCTCAGTGTACAGCTCTTTGGGTGCTAGATTCTTTTGCAATTCGTCAACGTAATAGCGTTGGCCAAATGAACGGTAATGAACTTTTATTAGATCTGATTGTATTGATCTGAAATTCGGGTCAATCTGTAATGCCGTTGCTTCTAGCTTTGCTTTTACCTCAACAATGGCCGCCTCAACTTGAGTCTGAATTTCTAACAATTGTACTAGATTTTCTTCTGCCTCAGGCTTCATAAAGATCTTATCCGCATCAAGTACAAGTTGTGCTATTTTTTCAATATTTATTTGCATAATTGTATATTAATCTAATTTACAGTGTTTGTCAAGTACTTTATTTATGTCTTCTGTTACACTTGGAACCTTAAGTTCCAGACCCTTAATGTCTTCTGCCTGTCTTTCTATCAAATAGGTATAGGAGCGTACTACCAACGCAAGATCATCGTAATTTTCTTTTAGTCTTGAATCTGTTTTTATCTTTGACTCAAACTCGTCCAAATTTTCTACAGAGTCACACCATAGTTTCCAATAGGTGTAATCTTTTTTAATCATGTATTTTTGTTTTGATCAAGCAAAGTTTTAAAATCGGGTGTCTTTGTCTTCTCTGGTGGTTGAACTGGTATTGGGGGTACAAGTTTTATTTCTTCTTGTCCCGTAATAGGTGTGGCGGTCGAATCTTTATCTGGTGCGCCGTGTATGACTTCAATTGCCTCTTTTTTTGTCTTTATTGGTTCTGGCAAGTCCTCAAACAATTCTCTGTTTATCTCTTTAAATTCTTCCGCGCCATATATGTCACTGGCAATACCAAATTCAGACGCACATTTTTTAAGTGCATCAGTGGTGGCCGCTTTTAGATCGTTTCCATAATCCAATGGTATTTTATTTCCATCTTTTTTATATTTAATTTCAGCCCTTCCCCATTGCTCTTTTACGATAGACTTGTCCCCAACCTGTGCCGTTAACCTGCCTAACACAATGATAGCGTCGCCCTTCTCCAGGTGTTCTTTTACCTCAAAATTCCACATCCATCCAAATACATAGTTTAAGACTTTTTTTACGTACGTCCCCGTTACATAATCCCACTTACCCCCGCCCTTACCAGGTCTTTGATAAATATGGTCTTTAGGTGTCTTTTGAAGAATGTGCAGCAGTTGCCCATTTTCAAACGGTGTGTTCTTGGCAATAGTTAACCGTGCTTTTTTCTTTGGTTCCTCTAATAGAGTAGGTTTCATAGCTGTACATCCTTCATTATTTCAAACGCATAATATATAGCCGACCTACTATAGTTTTTGCCAGTTTTTGGATTTATGTACTCGTTTGAAATCATCTCAACTGTTTTTCCGTTGTTGTATTCGTTTACCCACTGTTTCCATAGTACTAAAACTCTTTTGCGTTTATCTGTTTGGAATCTGTAGTTAATATCTATCATAGTTTTATATTACACCTAAGTACAGTACTTGTCAAGTGTTTGTTAAATCAGACAGGATCAACTAACTTATATTTCTTACCGTCAATAATTTTAATATCCTCTCCTTGTTTATCTATTTTCCTAAGCTTGGCTAGGTAAATGCCCTGTGCCTTCTCTTCTATTACTATGTAGGCTTTCCAGGCCGGGTATACTATGGCTCGGTAGGCTTTATGTGCTTGGTCTTTTAATTCTTGTTTAGATAATTTTTTCATAGTTAGTCCTTTTTAATAATAATTAAAACTGGTTGTACCATTATTCCTCTTGGCATAAATCTCTCTCCAGTAGAACAATAAACTTCCATTCCATATTCTGTTTTGAAACACAACTCATTATGATACATAAAATGCCCTGGCTGGCACTCCTCTATTAAACACTTCCATCCATCTGGTTCTATTATTATTTGTTTCATAGCTTCTCCTCTATTTGTTTGTCTATCTCCCTAAGCTTGGATAGGTAGATTTCCCGTGCTGTGTCTATTGTTGCGCAGTAAGTTTTTGATAATGTGTCTACTTTTGCATTGTAGGCTTCCTGTGCCATATTTTCTATTACTGTGTAGGCTCCCCATGCTTTGTCTTTCTGTTCTTCTTTAGTTAGTTTTTTCATAGTTAGTCCTTTTTAGTGAGTTCTTCTTTCACTGCTTCCCAAAGAGTGTCACACCAAGTTTCGGGGTCAATTTCGCTTTCACCAAGAGAGCAACCTGGCAGGTAAAGTGAACACCTCCCTTGTGCTAAAAACTCAATCATTTGGCCAATATTAGGCGGGTGCAACTTATGAGTTTTCTTTCCATTTTTAATCCATACTGTATTAGCGAATTTTAGTTTTTGTTTTTCTGTTAATCCCCTCCATTGTTTTTGATTTATTTCTTGTTTCATATTTATTTTGATTTCTCAAAAACCTTTATAAGTTCCTCATATTCTTTTATTTCCCTTTTTGCCCAGGCGATAATTTCTTTAGGGTCGTCCGTGAGAGTGTTGGCGAATAGTTGAACTAAGGATTTCTCTTTAATTTTCATATTCTTTAACCTGCATTAAAACTTTCCAAAATAATACCCATTTTTGTATTATCTACTTCATTAATTTCGTAACCACCAGACCACTTTATAGGCTTAGGATATTTA